CTAATGGATAATATCCAATAGGATAGTCAGAAAGAACTATAGATTTATATGACATTATCCACCTACCGCAGATTTAAGATATCTAACAATTACTATACCGTTACCGCCTGCACCAGAAGGGTTTCCATAAAATGCTACACCTGCTCCTCCAGAACCAGTGCCATTTGCTCCACCATTAGAAAATCCAGCGTTGTAGGTAGTATTTCCTCCGCCCCCATAACCTCCTGAGGCATTATATGTAATCCCTGACATATATCCTCCAGAACCTGATCCTCCGCCAGCATACCATCCGTCTACGCCAGTAGATGTTGCTGTTGCCCAAGCAGAGTATGAAGATATTCCATTTCCTCCCCAACCAAGGAATCCTCCAGCTGGTCCGTCCTGGCCTACGTTAGAGTATCCGCCTCCGCCTCCAGATCCAATACCTCCATTAACTGGTGTACTTGCTCTATAACCTCTTCCTCCAGCTTTTCCTTGACCAGTAATTCCTGTTCCACCATTATTGTATCCAACAAAACCGCTACTACCGCCGCCTCCGCCTGATCCACCTGCTTTTCCTGCTTCAGTTGGTGTTGTTGTTGGACTTCCTCCTCCACCTCCACCAGTTGTACTAACATTATTACCGAGGGATGATGCTCCACCGTTTAGTCCTTGATCATTAGAAGAAAGTGCGCCAGTTCCAACAGTAACCACTAATGTTCCAAGAACTGCAGACTGTGAGCCTGTTGCTACACCTCCAGCGCCACCTCCTCCACCAAATCCTGAACCACCACTACCTCCAGCTGCTATAACTAAATATTCAATATCTACAGCAACAGACGAAACAACAAAGTTGCTACTGCTTGTAAATGTTCTATAATAATGTGTTGCGTCTGAAGATAGTGTTCCACCAGTTACTGTGGCTGCAAGAAGCGGGGTTAATGAGCTTGATGAAGAGCTTGAATCACTTGTGCCAAATGCATTTGTTGAAGTCATTGTAAATGTATATGCCTGGTTTGCTGCAAATGTACCAGAAACTGTTAGAGATCCATCTAGATCTGTATTTGTATAAGTAAGAGCTATTGAAGGAGATGATGTAATTGCAATTGTTGTAATTGGAGACCCATTAGCATTTCCAAGTGTGTAGTTTAATGTTATTGAAGTAGAATTTATTGTTGATACAGAAGTAATTGATGGAGCTAATGGTTTACTTGCTCCCACCTTTACTAAGCCTCTTGCAGATAAACTAGCTAGCGATTGGAATAATGGCATTTATCTTCCGCCCCCTATGCGTATTTAGTTTGTGATCCGAATACAGTATATGTTGCAGATGCTGTTTTAAGTATTGTATATATATAAGAGTCTATTGATGAGGCATTGCCAACTGTTGGTGCCGTTCCATTTAACCACTTTATGCTACCTTGAGTAGACCCATCAATTTGAAATGTTGATGGATAAGATGCTGTTGAGGCTCCAGTTGTATTTAAAAATGCAACGGTAATTGATTGTCCAGTAGATAATAATGAATTAAGAGTTGTTCCTGAGCTTCCCCTAACATTTAAAGTAAATGCACTTGTTGAACCTGTTGTATAATACCAAACGCTTGAAGTTGTGACATCCATATTTATGGTAGATGATGTTGCTGCTGCAACTACATTCGCTGTTTCAATTAATCCAACTACCGCAGAGTTAGTCTGTATTGTTCCAGTTGCGCCTAAAGTTCCTTGTGTTCCAACTGTGCCTTGTGCGCCAGTAGTTCCTTGTGCTCCAGTAGTTCCTTGTGTGCCATCAGTTCCTTGTGCACCAACTGAACCCTGTGTTCCAACTGCGCCTTGTGTTCCAACTGCACCTTGTGCACCAGTAGTTCCTTGTGCGCCAGTATTTCCTTGTGCTCCATCAGTTCCTTGTGCACCAACTGAACCCTGTGTTCCAAATGCGCCTTGTGTTCCAACTGCACCTTGTGCACCAGTAGTTCCTTGTACGCCAGTAGTTCCTTGCGGTCCTTGAACTGGACCAGAATCTGTCCATTGGGAGCCAGTCCAAACATAAAGATTTAATCCAATTAAATATCCATCGCCAAGTGTTCCTGTTGGGTGAGCAGATTGTAATGCACCCAAAGTTGCATACGTACCTAAAATATTTACGCCCGTTCCAGCAGATCCTTGTGTACCTAAAGATCCCTGTGTTCCAATCAATCCTTGTGGGCCAGTAGCTCCTTGAACACCTTGTGCACCAAGAGATCCTTGAACACCTTGTGCGCCAACAGACCCTTGAACACCTTGTGCACCAATAGTTCCTTGTGCTCCAGTAGTTCCTTGCGTTCCTTGCGATCCAGTTGTTCCTTGAACACCTTGAGTTCCCTGAACTCCTTGTGGTCCAACTACGCCTTGAGAACCCTGCGTTCCAACAGATCCTTGTGCGCCTGGATTTGCTGTTAGATATGTATCAATATTTTGTGCAAGTAGTTGAATGTCCGCAGGAATATCTGGCGGATCTGAATAAGCGGGAAAACTAAAACCCTTTGACGTTGAGCCCATTTTAAAATTATACCACCTTAAATGTTATAAGAGTCATAGTCTATTAAGCTCCTCAGTGCTTCCTTTATGAATTGAGCTATAGGCTGCGGCTTCCAATAAAAGCTTGACTGGCCTATATGAATTTGGCTTAATTGTATAGGTGTTAAACCTAATTTGACTGTCTTCTTGCTTCATTCTAAAATTAAATATGTACCAATCAATAGGGGCTGTTATTCCCACAGACTCTATATTTTCTATAGCCTTTTTAGCTCCCGCCCTGTTGACCACATATGTGGCGCATGACCATTGCTGATAAGAGCGGCAAGTACGGTAGTCACTATTAAAAGAATGCTTTATTTCATTATAAGCAAATAGTGAGTCATCTGGGACAAACGGGGAGAAGTATTCCCAATCTTCTGGCAACTCCATTAAATATGAATTTAGTATATATGCAAAATTTTTACTAAGAACGATATCGTCTTCAAACAAAATAAGTATATCTTTGTCTGTTTCTAGAAAGTTTTTATATGCAATATAGTTGCTTGCCCATACACCAATTACTCCAGAGCTAGGTGGAAATGTTTCTCCTGGTTGGCAATAATCTTCTACAGTATTTACCTTAAATTTAGGTGTATCGGTTAAAAATTGATTTACTTTTTCTACTGTATTCAAGTATATTGTAGGTGAGGTTAATCTTGGTATTCCCGCCATTTCACTTAAAACATTGTCATAAGACTGATTTCTAAATTTATTTCCGCTGTCTGTATGAAATATTTCAAAGCATGAGTTTGCTAACATTTCTTAATCCACATTTGATATCCAGACTCTATGACTGTGTACTGATCCTTACATACCTCTAGGAAGCCGTCAACGCCTCTCTTGGGTTCTAAGAAGCGGTTGCCGTTATAGTTCCATAGGTAATCATCAAAAGCCATTACACCGCCTGATTCAAGTAATCTAAATGCATTCAATCCATCTAATGATGTCTGCAGTGCTGTGTGGTCTCCATCAATGTATATAAAATTAAACTGTGATTTATTTGAGGCAAAGTACTCGTCGCTTGTCATCTTATACTTATGAATACGAGTATCGCTAAATCTTGAATCATAATAGTTTTCTACTGAATTAAAATCTAATGATTCATGAGCAATTTCTTCGCTTCCGCCCCATGTATCAACATCATGCAGATACTCTAACTCTCTATTATTTAATAGCCATTCTGTAGCATCTCCAGTGTATGTGCCAATTTGCAAAGCACGAAGTGGCTCATTTGGCACATGACGGAAATACTTCTCTACATCTTTAAACCAATTAGGAAACATATTAGTACAACTTTAAATTGTTAAGGCATCCAGAAACATATTCTGGAGCCATTTTATGATCATCTAATAAATGCTGGAACAAGGACTTGCTTTCTTCCTTTTTGCCAAGCCACCATCCTGACACCGCTTTTTCAAACATTAGGCAGTATGCGCCATTATAATCAACATATCCTGGAAGTGGTTGGTGGAAAGTATGTGTGGCATACAGTAATCCCATTTCAGCAAATGTGTAACAGTCTTGATACATCTTATTGCGTTCGTTGATTCTTGATAAAAGAAAATAAGCCTCTGGTCTATTTGGCAAATATGCTATTGCTTGCATGATATTATTATGAACCGTTTTATTTCTATCGCCCTGATGTGTCCAACATATAGCCATTTTAAGTAATGATGTATATGTAATTAAAGGGTGAGTCTTGTATCCAAACTCTGCCGCCCTCAAATAAAAGCCAGCTGCAGATGCATATTGCTGTTGTGCATCGTAGGCTTGTGCTAGATCAAAATTAATTTGAACATTAAATGGGTCTGAGGCCAGGGCTATTGTTAATTCTCTAATTGCCATATGCCATTGCCTCCGTAATAATTTCATTTACAACATTTGTTGGAACTTCTAATATAAATGCTGCATTGTCCTGAACGCCAAAGCTTAGTAATAAATTATCATTTTTAATTGCTGCACCTACGCAAAACTCAATTGGGGTATCAAGGAATGCAAATGATTTGCTTAGCCCAACAAAGTTGAAGTCTTTATCCCATACAATAACTCTATGTCTATAGATTGAATCTTTTTGATTTAGGTAGTTTTTCCATAGATTTACTTCATGAGTAACTGTAATGTAGTACTCTCCCCATTTAATAACATTGGTTCCTCCTCTTTGATCAATTGGGGCGGCAGGAGTAGATTTAACAATAACCTGTTTACACTCTGATTTATCTGGATTAGCTTTAACTATCTCTGTAGGCATTGCCCATTTAACAAAGTGGTATGGTTGATCTAATATTGGCATCCAGTTTTTCTCACAATATGAGGTTGATTCATCAATTGGAGCTGGAATTCTTACACGCTGTATTTCTGTTGCAGTCCAACTTTCTTTATCTAATTCAATCTTAGAATATTCCATACGGCCTTGCCCATTTGGAGTTGTATCACGGCGAACACCAATAAGGTAATAATCTCCATCCCATTGTGTAATTCTGCAATCTTCTTCGCCAACAAACTCCCAAATTGGCGGGACATCAAATTTAGAATAGTCTACTTTAGTATAATTAATTATATTTAAATCATTATCTAGCAGACATATATAATTAGTTGTAACTAATCTTTGATCTTTTTCAGGATGCAAGTATGATAGTGGTCCCCAAGGGCTAAAGAAGTTTTGATCTTTTTCTGAATGATAAAGTGTATAATTAACTCTACGAATATTAACTAAAATATCTCCATCGTCATCAATAAAGATAGAAGGATTCATTAATCCCATTCCGTCTGAAACTTCGGCTGGAATAATAAGGGGAACTAAATTTCCCCCATTATCTATTGATCTTTGTACTAGATTCATAGTACCTATTCTACTATTTAAAACAATTATTGTAAATGTTTATTAATTAAATTTATTATGCAATTATTTCATTATAAATTAGGTATATTTGTTCTAAATCAGCAGCAAACTCTGTTATTATTTGTGAATGTAGTTCTGTATTATCTTCTGTATTAAATCCAGGAACTGCATGTGTTCTACCACTAGATATTAAACTATTAGTTACATCTAAATCATTTACTTGAAGAGGTTCTCCTAATTGTGGAAATTTTTGATAGAATTTATTAAGTACAGAATTTATATCAGTAGACATTTCATCAAACTTAGAAATAAAAATATTTTCTTTATTATTTTTAATGTCTTCTAAATATGTTTTAACATATTTAACGTGTTGATTTTTTTGCTCAGGGTTGTTTTCTATTTTAAAAAATGAAAAAACAGAACTAAGTGTATCTACTGGATCTCTTAAAGAAATTGCTATTCCAGAATAAATTGTTAAATCTTTTATAAGTCCGACCCCAAAATGTGGCGCAGGGTCGTCTGAAGTAATAACTGCATTTGGATAAGCAATTTTTAAAGAGTGGTGTAAAAAATTAGATCCTGTTCTAAAATAACCATCAGAGTATATTAGCGTCATTCTACTTCCCTCCATGATAAAGATTCTTCATGCCAATAGTAAGTCTTTCCGTCTACTGGTAAAGCAACTGGTGAATCCCAATATTTACCTCCAAGACCGTTGTCTTTTAAAACCCAAGACTCATGTGGTTTTGGTAAAGACTCATCAAATTCGTGATTAACCGACATATTTTAAGATCACCACCCCATTACCACCGCTTGCACCAGATGTATTTTGTGAATTTGAATTAATAATATTTACCCATCCACAACCTCCTCCGCCTCCAGTACCAGTACCATTCGCTCCTGCACCAGGCAATGTAAAAGCTCTAAAGTTATCGAAACGGGAATCTCCAGCAGAGCCAGATGCCCCGCCCAATCCGTCACCTGATGTGTATGGAGAATAAGGATTTGCTCCTCCACCACCTGCTGCGTATTTACTTCCAAAGTAAGTTACGGCTCCGCCTGGTACGCCGTAATAAGCAGTAGATACAGTATTTCCACTTGAGTTTGGAGAGGCATTTAGTGAACCGCCTCCTCCACCAGCATTGTTTGCATATGCGGTAGATCCAGCTTTTCCTTGCCCAGATGTTCCTGTTCCTCCTAAATGTCTATTAGTATTAATAGTATTATTTGAAACTGTCGCACCTCCGCCACCTGAAC